TCAGGTGGAAGGCGACGGGGCGTCCTCGGGCATCAGCCAGACAGTGAAGCTTACTGGTGAACCCGCCCCGCGAGCGGCCAAGAGCGCGTCGACAAGTCCCCCTTTTCCGCCCGCTGCCGAGACATGGGCGCGAAGGGTGGTGCTGTCGATGCTGTAGTGTCCGGTGTCGGCCATGATCTCGGCAAGCGTCACCGACACGGCCTCCCAGACCCCGGCCTCGCTCCAACGACGGAACCGCCGGTAGATCGTGTTCCAATTGCCGTATTTTGGCGGGACATCGCGCCAAGCAGTCCCACAGCGCAGCCGCCAGAGTATGCCGTTGACTATCGAGAGATTCTGCTCAGGCCTGCGGCCGCGCCCTCGGTTCTCTGGCTCGATCGGCAGCAGACCCTTCAGAACGCGCCATTCTGCTTCGCTCAGATCGCCCCGGCTCAAACCTGCCTCCAAAAGGCAGCCTTGAATCAACCCACACCGTCCACGTCAACCAATTCGTCCACGCCGCCTAGTAGATTGGGGGGTGTCGGGAAAAACATAATAAACATAACATCGGCGGAAATCTGCGGGTTTGCGGCATAACCAAAACCATAACCTGACCATGACCTGATTATGTCTGATGATCATGATTTTCCTGTTGAATGTTATCCTGTGTTTTCAATGGGATTATGTTTTTGGCCAACCGAGATCAGCTCAGATTATGTTTGAACCCTAACCCGATTAATGGCGGATTTCTGCGGTTTTTCTGGCAGAGGATCGCACGGGTTACGGAGATTATGTTTTTCCCGACCCCTCCCCCTTTGGGCGGGGTTACGACCGTCTTTTTCGCTCGATCTTCACAGGGCGATTTCGGGGGCCGTAGCTGCATCAATCCGCATCAATGGGCTGAGCGTCGTCAGCTCTATCTATCGCGCTTCCTAGCCCGGTTTCCGAGGCGCGGCGGGGATGCATCAATAGCGACATAAAAAGCCCGCGGGCGAGGCGGGGGGAAAAGCGCGCGCTGCGGGGTGGCAACGGTGGTGCACAGGCGCCCGGCCCTCGCCTTGTCGGCTCGATCGCGTCGGCATCGGCCTGCCGCATCGCGCCTTGCCGTTATGTTCACTTTATGTTCCATTATTCCCCATGGATCGAATCGACGAACGCGGGTGCGGTGGACGCGCACGATGACGGGCGAGCAGGAAAGGCTACGATTCGCGCGGGCGCTCGACGTCGGCACCATCGCGCGCAGCGGCTATGGGCTCAGCGTGCGATGCACGAACAGCAAATGCGGCCACACGCGCATCGTCGACGCGCAGCCGCTCTTCGATCTCTGCAGGGCCAAGGGCTGGAATATGCACCTCGACCATATGATGAACCGGCTCAAATGCAGCCGTTGCGGTGCGAAATGGCCGCTGCTCAAGGCAACGGCGCAGCCGCCCGATAGCGGGCCAGCGCTCGGCCCGACAACGGATGAAGAATGGAAGCGATTGGTACGGCGGGCGCGGGGCTAGGCCGCCGCGCGCTGCCGTTCCTTGAACGCGATCGCATCAAGGCCGAGCAGCTCGTTGAGCTGCAGCATTGTCGCCTGGATCGGCTCGATTTCGAGTTCGAAGAACTGATCGGTCGCCTTCGCCGGATCGCCGAACCCGCCCGCGTTGGCCGGGATGATCCCCAAGAGCTGGGGCGGCACGCGGTGCGCCGCCAGCACGTCGTCGCGCGTCGTATTTTTTATACCGAGGAATTCGTCCTTGGCCGCCACCTCGGCGATCCTGATCAACTCGAGCCCGTTTTCCTTCGCGCCGTTGGGCGAATGGATGAACATATTGCGGAAATTGCCCGGCCCCTTCGCATTCTTCAGCGCTTCCTTGATGCCCTCGGCCGCGCCCTCAGCGAAATCGCCCTTAGCGTGCAGGATGAACCCGGCATGGCTCCCGTTGATGTAATAGCGGCGGCGGAACAGCGTCGCGTCTTCGTTCAGCAGGGCCGACTGCAGCGCGCTCAGATATTCGGGCAGGCCATAGATTTCCTGATTGATATCGGGCTGCAGGATCTGGCTGACACTGCCGGGCTTGAATTCGGTCTCTTGGCGATAGCCCGGCACAAACCAGAAATGGCCGGGCTTGACGCCGCGGCGCGTATATTTCGCGAGCGAATGGTCGAGGCGCAGGGGATCGCCGAGCAGATTGGTCCGGGTCTCGAAATAGCAGTTCCCGAAGATGAGCAGATCGATGACCGCGGCCTTAAACGCCTGACGGCTCACCAGCTTGCTCGGGATGAACGACGCGGCCGCCAGATTGACCTTGAGCATGATCGCCGAGCTGTGATGCGGCGAAACGCGGAATGCCCGCGCGAGTCCGTTCAGCGAAATCGGCGGCTCATACCAGCGCCCGTTATGGTAGCACTCGACCATGTCGAGCAGCTCGCGCCGGTTGAGCACCGGCTCGGGATCTCCGAAGGTGAAAGCCTGAATGGCCGGGTTGTCGTTCGCGACGCCGCCAAGCGATCGATCCATCAGAAAATCTCCATTGTGGCTTTCGGGCGTTCCTTGCCGTCGAGCGGTTCGTTGATGAGCACGTGCATGATCGCCCAGGCGAGATCCGCGTGGCCGTCGGCTTCGGACCGCCCGGCCTTGAAAGTGACGTTGCGGCCGCTGTCCGTGATCGTCTTCTTGATCGACAGAAAGCTCGACATGACGTCGGTCGCGCCCATGTCCCACGCGATGCGGGCGCGGCGGATCACGTTCTGCGCCTTCATGACCATCTGGGCCTTGAAATCGAGCGAATAGTCGATCCGTGCGACGATCGAGGCCAGCGGACCCTTGGCAAGCAACTGATAAACCGCGGAGCCCACGCCCGTCGCATCGACGCCCAGATAGGCGCAATTATAGCGGCTCAGCATCGCGACGATGAATTCGGCCTGCTGCTGATAATCGAGCCCGCGGAGCTGATGCTTTTCGAGCAGCCGGAATTGCCCGCCCGGTTCGCTCGGCGGTGCCATGATGACCAACGCGGCGTTGTCGCCCTCGGCGCTTCCCTGCGGATCATAGCCCGCCCAGACGCGCTGGTTGCCGAACGGCCGCGCGGCATCGATGTTGAAATCGGTCCAGTCGATAAGGCTATCGCAGCCGCAGGCCGTCAGATCGTTGAACTTGAAGGCCGACAGGCTGTCGTCGACGAACTGGCACAGGAAGAGGTTAGCGAATTCGTCGGGCGCATACTCATCGCGCAGCTCTTCGATGTCGAACAGGTCGCAACCGCCCGCCTCGGCATCCTCGACCGTGACAATGTGCCGCCATGTCCGATCGGCGCAAAGCATCCCGTGCTTGAGCGCTTCGTGCGAGACATCGATGTCAATCTGCTCGGCCTTTTTGCGCCCCTTGTTCTTTCGCGAACCGGTCCAATAGGGATAGGCTTGGTGCGCAACGGTCGATGGCGTCGAGAAGTATGTTTTGCGCCATTTTTTGTGCGTCGCCATGCCCGAGGCGACCTTGTTCAGCACCTCGAAGCCGTGAACCCAGAAGAATTCGTCGAAGTAGAAATTGCCGCTATAACTCTGCGCCGTTTTCGAGTTCGTGCCGAGGAAGATGAGATTGGCCGCGGGCTCGTTCTCACCGACCAGCTCGGACGTGATCGCGATCGGATCGCCCACCAGATCGACGCCGACGAGCTTTGCGAAGCCGACGATATAGCTGCGGAAGACATGCGCCTGCGCCTTCGACGCGGAAAGGAAGATCTGATTGCGTCCGGTCTCGATCGCGTCGATCAGCGCTTCGAAGGCGAAATAATAGGTCGCGCCGATCTGGCGCGATTTGAGGATCATGCGCGTACGGAAGCTCAGCGCGTTCCACCACGTTTCCTGATAGTCGAAGAGCTGGCTTTCGAAGATGCGGCGCAGCTCGGCCGCCTGCTCGGCGGTGAAGTGATTGCGCTTCGCCTTCTTCTTCGGCCCGGCGTTCCGGTTGGCGACCTTTTCGTTGAGGTCGCCTTCATGCCCGCCCGGCGCCTGATAGCGGCGAACGCGCGCCAGTCGCTCGATCTGGCGCACGAGCAGATCGATTTCCTTGAAATCGGCGCCCGTCTTCTTCTCTTTGAGGATCAGCGTATTGAGCCGCCATTCGAGATGATCCTCGATCTTGGCGATCATCGGCGCGTCGTCCCAGCGATCGCGCTGCTTCCAGCTCTGCACGGTTTTCTGATTGAGCCCCAGCTCTTCGGCGATCTGCGTTACCGGATAGCCACGCCAATAGTAGCTGCGCGCCAGACGGCGCGCATCGAAGGGAATGGCGGGCACAGGATCTGCGAGGATCGACATCGCCGCGGAGCCTAGTCACCGCGCCCCCGCCCACGCGCCAACGCCTTGATGTGCAATCGACTCTACATCAACGCACGCTTGAGACTTTCCCCCCTCTCGGTCCCTGTTCGGGCCTTCGCCGCGCCCGGCACCGAACCGAAATCGAGGGATCAACCATGGCCAAAACGAAATTCTTCTGCGTCGCTGTCGAAGGCGCCACCGTCGACGGTCGCGAAATCAGCCGCCAGTGGCTCGAAGAAATGGCCGCGTCCTACGATCCCGCGACCTACACCGCGCGCATCAATTGCGAGCACATTGCGGGCTACAGCCCCGACAAGCCCTTCAACGCCTATGGCTCAGTGCTCGCGCTGAAAACCGAGGAAGTCACGCTCAAGATCAACGGCAAGGAGGAAAAGCGCCTCGGCCTCTTCGCCCAGATCGACGCCAACGATCAGCTCATCGCGATCAACAAGGCTGGCCAGAAGCTGTTCCACTCGTGCGAGATCCATCCGAACTTCACCGGCAGCGGCAAGGCGTATCTGGTCGGGCTCGCGGTGACCGACAAGCCCGCCTCGCTGGGCACCGAGCCGCTCAAATTTGCGGCCATGTCGCGACCCAACATTTTCACCAACGCCGAAGAAACCACGATCGAGCTGCTGACCGCAGCGCCGGGCGGCAATGAACCGGGTTGGGCGGCCTCGCTCAAGGGCGCGCTCGACGCGTTCACCGCGAAATTCGCGGCCAACAACGAGACGAAGCAGCCCGAAACGCCCCCGCCGCCGCCGCCCGCGAACGACAATGACATGGCGAAATTCGCTGTCGCTATCGGCGAGACCGTCAGCGCGGCGATCACTGCCTATGCGGCGACAAATGACGCCGCGGTCGCGCAGATCGGCGCGAGTCTCGCCGAGCTGCGCACCAAGCTCGAAACCACCGAGACGAAAGATTTCAAGCGCCAGCCCGCATCGGGCGGCAATGGCGCTCCGCTCACCGACTGCTGATCCCGACACGTCCGCCCGCCCCGTCCATTTTTCGCCCAGGAGCCCACGCCCATGCGTAACGAAACCCGCGTTCTCTTCACCGCCTATGTCAGCCAGATCGCGCTGCTGAATGGCGTTGCCGACGCATCCGTCAAATTCAGCGTCGCGCCATCGGTCGAACAGACGCTTGAAGAGAAGATTCAGGACTCCAGCGACTTCCTGACTGAAATCAACCTCGTTCCCGTGCCCGCGCAGACCGGCGACAAGGTCGGCGTGAGCGTCACGCGCCCGCTTGCTGGTCGCACCAACACCGCCGCGGGCAATCGTCGCACGCCCACCGATCCGACCGACACCACGGACGACGGCGGCTATTGCTGCCGCCAGACCAACTTCGATCACGCGATCAAATACACCAAGCTCGACGCGTGGCGCCACAAGCCGGAATTCCAGACGCTGCTCCGTGACGCTATCCTAAAACAGCAGGGCCGCGATCGCATCATGATCGGCTTCAACGGCACGTCGGCTGCTGCGCAGACCGATCGCGTCGCCAATCCGCTGCTGCAGGACGTGAACGAAGGCTGGCTCCACAAGATCCGCACGCATGCGCCGACGCGCGTGCTCAACGACGGCGAGCTGACGGCGGGCGCCCTCAAGGCGATCTACGTCGCTGCCGGTGTCGAGGTCGTCGATCCGGACGGCACCAACACCGCCACCGCCAAGGCCGACTATGCCAATCTCGACGCGCTCGCCTTCGATGCGCTCGATCTGATCGATCCATGGCACCGCAGCGACACCGATCTGGTGGTCATCGTTGGCTGGAAGCTGGTCAAGGACAAGTATCTCAATCTGCTGCAGGCCGCCGGCGACACCGCGACCGAGCGCGAGGCCGCACATCGCATCCTGACGCTTCCCAAGCAGCTCGCGGGCAAGCGTGCAGTGATCGTACCCTTCTTCCCCGAAGACGCGCTGATGGTCACCAGCCTCGATAACCTGTCGATCTACTGGCAGGAAGAGACCCGCCGTCGTCAGATCAAGGATGAACCGGCGCTCGATCAGATCGAAAACTACGAGTCGGTCAACGAAGACTATGTCGTCGAGGACTACGGCCGCAGCGCGCTCGTTGAAAACGTCGTCATGGGCAAGAAGCCCGCCTGATCCCTCCCGATCTCTCCATCTGACAGGACACGCACATGAGCCTTGCTCGCCGCAACCGGGACCGCATAGCCGCTGCCCTTATCGTCGCGTCCGCTCCCGATGATGGAGCGGTGCTGCCCGTCGCCGATGCCCATGCGGCCTCGGCGGCGGCGCAGATCGGGATGCGCCTGACGCACGATCGCCGCCGCCTCAAGGAAATCCAGTCGCGCGAGCGCAAAATTGTCGCCAAGCGCGATATGATCCCCGACTATCTCCCGTGGATCGAGGGCATCCTTGCGGCGGGCGAGGCCACCGGCAATGGCGTGGCCGATCCCGTCATCCCCACCATCATGATCTGGGCGATCGACACCGAGGATTTCGATCTGGCGCTGCGCCTGGTCGAATATGTCCAGCGCCACAAGCTCCCCCTGCCCGCCCAATTTGAGCGCCAGACGGCCACGCTGATCGTCGAGGAAATCTCGGAAGTGGCGCTGCGCCATCTGCTCGATGGGCGCGAATTCTCGATCGACGTGCTCGAAACGGTCGAACTTCTCACGGGCGATGACGACATGCCCGATGAAGTTCGCGCCAAACTGTTCAAGGCGATCGGCCTCGAAACCGCGCGCCTTGCGGATGCGGCGGGCACAGCGCCCAGCCCTGCCCACGAAAGCGCTCTCGCAGCCCTGCGCCGCGCGCAGGAGCTGTATGACCGCATCGGGGTCAAGGATCGCATCAAGCGCATCGAGAAAGCGAACGAAAAGGCGGCTGAGGCTGAGCGTGTCGCTGAGGCTGAGCGTGCGGCCGATGCTGAGCGCGCCGCCGAGGCTGAGCGTGCCGCCGATGCTGAGCGCGCCGCCGAGGCTGAGCGTGCCGCCGAGGCCGAACGTGCTGCTGAGGCCGAACGTGCTGCTGAGGCCGAACGTGCTGCTGAGGCCGAACGTGCTGCTGAGGCCGCAAAAGGCAAAGGCGGCAAGCCCGCCAAGGATAACACCGGCAAGGCCGGTCAATAGCTCGCCCCCCGGCGCTCGGGGGGCGGTTGGATAGTCGGTGAGTTCCCTACTCCATCCGGCTCATCCTTCCCCACCCCCCGTTTGCCGAGGGCGAGCACAAAGGAGGCGAACCCATGTTAATTGCTCTTGGCGTCTATGCCGTTGTTGCTCTGCTCGTGCTGCTCTGGGCCATTTCCGCCGCGCTGCGCGAGCCGACCGCGCACGGTCAGTCGATCCTGCTTCCGCTTGCGTTCCTGCTTGCCGCGCTCTGGCCCGGCGCTCTCATCTATCTGATCGTGATCTTGATCGTCGAGGGTGCGCGCTGGGTCCGCTCCTGCTTCGGCTGATCGAGTAAGCGCATGTCCGGCCTCATCTCCATCGTTTCCCCGCCCGCCGATCCCGACGCGCCCGCGCCCGAGCCGATCCTTGTTGAAGCCGATGGCTGGTTTCCGGCCATAGACCTGACGGCGATGCGCGCGGCGCGGCGCCTGGACGACACGATCACGACGGAAAGGCTTCGCGACGCGGTGCGCAACGCGATGGCAACCGTGATGAACGACCTGCTCGATTGGCAGGGTGATCAGATCTTCGCAGGCCATGCCAGCCTTGAGGCGGTTCCCTCGCCCGATCTCGACGGCGAAAGCCGCCTGCTCCGCGCATGGACGCGCGCCGTCTATTGCTACGCCCGCGCCGAGCTGGTCGAGGAATATGCCGACTATGACGCGACGGGCTCGGGCGAGCGCAAGGGCGAGGATCTCGATCCAGCCCCCGGCAAGCTGCGGCGCGACGGGCTGGGCGCCATCCGCGACATTCTCGGCAAGCCGCGCACGCTCGTGGAATCGATCTGATGGCGACGACGGTCCACGCACGGCAGGGCGACACGCTCGACGGGCTGATCTGGCGCGAGGCCGGGCTCGGCTCCAGCGCGATCGCGCTCGTGTTCGAAGCAAACCCCGGCATCGCCGAGCTTGGGCCAATTCTGCCCCATGGGCACCCCGTAACCATCCCCTCCATCGCGCCCGCACCCGACAAGCTGCAGCTCGTCCAGCTCTGGGACTGAGGAAAAGGACACCGAATGACCGTTCAGGAATTGATCGATGCGGGCATCAACCTTGCGGGCGCAGTGATCGCCGCGATCGGGCCTGCCGCCATGGGCTCGGCCGTCGCGCAGGCATGGAAGCCGGGCCTGAGCTGGCGCCAGCGCATCGTTCAATGGGTGGTCGGGATCTGCGTATCCTATTTCGTCACCCGCGCGCTCGGCGTGTGGCTGGGCTGGCACGAATTCGTCAGTCAGGCCATGGGATTCGTCATCGGCATGGTGGCATTCGAGGTCGCGCCGCGCTTCGTCAAGGCCGCGGGCGACACCGCCGCGCAGCTCCCCGACGCAATCAAGGATTACTTCCTCAAGCGGAAAGGCCCTTCGGCATGACGACGCCCGCCTACATGGACCCGGAAAAGATCCATTCTCTGACCATCCACTGTGCCGCGACACCTGAAGGCCGCGACGTGAAAGCCGCGACGATCTCGAAATGGGATCAGGAAAAATTCGGGCAGACCAGCTATCACCACGTCGTCGAGCTGGACGGGACCGCCGTGCGCACGCTCAGCGATGATCAGCGCGGCGCGCATACGGGCGGCGCCAACACCGGCAACATCGGCATCTGCTATGTCGGCGGCGTCGATGCGAAAATGAACGCCAAGGACACCCGCACCGCCGCCCAGCGCGCCACGCTCGCCCGCCTCGTGCGTGAGTATCGCGAGCGCTATCCCGGTATCATCGTGCGCGGGCACCGCGACTGGCCGGGCGTCAAAAAAGCGTGCCCGAGCTTCGACGTCGCCGCATGGCTCAAGTCCGTGAGGCTGGCCTGATGTTCGGCATCGCCAAGGCTCTGGGCTGGATCAGCGGGAATCGGCACTGGCTGACGCTGCTCGCGGTGGCCGCCGCAGCCGCCTTCCTGTTCGTGCGCGGCGAGACGTTCCGCATGGACCGCGATCGGATAGCCAGCACCGCCGATGGCATCTGCGCGGCCGCGGGCAGCGGATTTCAGCCCGAGGGCGTCGCAAAGAGCGATCGCGGTAAGGCCTGCCGCAAGGCTGTCGAGCGCCTCGCCGCCTTCGAACGTGAAACCCGGTCCGAAAGCGCGCGCGTGCTGAGCGAGGTGAACCGCGAGCGCGAGACCAAGACACAGGCGGATATCGCGCGGGCGAGCAGCAATGCCCAGGCGGCGCGTGACGCCCAGATCCTCATGGAGAAAGCTGATGGCAAAATCGCAAATGATGACCGCGTTGACGGTGGCTGGTTTGATGCTTTCAATCGCGCTGCAGGGCTGCGCCCACCGCGTTGAGACGCCGCCAGCGCCTGCCGTCGTCGCGGTGCCCGTCAAGGATACGCCGCCCGCGGATCTGCTGATCTGCCCTGAAAAGCCCGAGGGATTTCCGGTCGATGCCGAAGCGACCATGCCCGCGCCCGTGCGCGCCGCGGCGATCCGGCTCGGCCGCGCCTATGCGGCGGTCTACGGTCAGCTCGTGCGCCTGATTGAATGGGAACAGCCGGGCGCCTGCGCGCCGCGTGCTGCGCCCTGATCCGAAAGCATCGCCGATGTATAAGCCCGACAGCCTGCGCAAGTTCCTGACCACTGCAATCCCCGAGATCAAGCGCAGCCCCGAAAAGCTACACATTTTCATCACGCGCGGCGCGGTCCGCTCAACCGGCGCGAACAAGCTGGGCTTCGCCTATCGCTACACGCTCACGCTGTTGATCGAGGATTTCGGCGGTTCGCCCGACAAGCTCACCCTGCCCGTTCTGATCTGGCTATCGCGCCACCAGCCCCAGCTCTTCGCGAAGGCGCTGCAGGGCGGCGACAGCTTCGCGTTCGATGCCGACATTCTGGCGAACGATAAGGCGGATATCGAGATCCGGCTCGAGCTGGACGAAACCGTGACGGTCAAGCTCCTGCCCAACGGCAGCTATGAGGTCGATCATCCCGAAGAGCCGGTCTATGACAGCCCCTTCGAAAGCGTGTCGGGCGACGTGCGCCTCTGGAAACTGTTCCTGAAAGACGAGCTGATCGCCGAGGCATTGTTTCCTGACGGCCCGCCGCCGATCCCATGAGCGAAGATCTGGCGGAAATCGAAAACTGGATTGCCGGGCTCACCGCGCGGCTGTCGGATTCTGATCGCGCGCGTCTTGGACGGCGGCTCTCCGTCGATCTTCGCCACGCACAGGCCGAGCGCATCGCATCGCAGCGCAACCCGGACGGCTCGGCCTTTGAGCCTCGCAAGCCCCAACGCGAACCGCTCCGCGCGCAGAAAGGGCGCATCCAGCGCCGCGTGAAGGCGCGCGCCATGTTCGCCAAGCTGCGGCGGCCGAAATACCTTCGCGCCGAATCGTCGGCCAGCGAGATCAGCGTCGGTTTCGAAGGCGCGGCCGCGCGCGTAGCGGCCGTTCACCAGCGCGGTCTGCGCGATCGTGTGTCAAAGCAGCCCGGCGCGCCCGAGGTCGACTATCCCCGGCGCGAGCTGCTCGGCCTGACCGAAGCCGATCGCGCGCGCCTCATGGACGCAATTCTGCGTCATCTGGGCGAATGATAGACCGTTACGCGTGGCGTGTCGGCTGAATATCGATCCGCATTCCCAGCGCCTTCAGCACCGGCAGCAGCGTGCCCAGGCGCGGATTGCCGCGCGGGCTCAGCGATTTGTAGAGCGCTTCGCGCGTCACGCCCGCCTCTTCTGCGATCTTTGCCATGCCGCTGGCCTTGGCGACGTCGCCGATCGCCGCCGCAATCAGCGCCGGGTCACCATCCTCGAAGGCGGCCGCAAGATAGGCCGCCACCGCCTCTTCGTCGTCCAGATGCTCGGCCGCATCCCAAGCCGTGATTTTCTCGGCCATGTTCATCATTCCTCCAAATCTGCCGCCAGAGCCTTCGCCTTGACGATATCGCCTTCCTGACTGGCTTTGTCGCCACCGCACAGCAGGATCACCACCACCTCGCCGCGCTGGACGAAATAGACCCGGTAACCCGGCCCGTAGTCCACGCGCAGCTCGCTCACGCCTTCGCCCACCGGCTTCACATCGCCGAAATTGCCGAGCGAGACGCGACGAATGCGAATATCGATCCGCGCGCGCGCCGTTCGATCGCGCAGTTTGCGGAACCATTTGGCGTAGGTCTCTGTCTGGCGAATTTCGATCATGAGTAATCTATAGATTACGCTGAACGACACTGTCAACTATAGATTACAGATGGCAGGGCTGTTGATGTAGAGTCAACTGCACAGCAACGCGCGCTGGCCCGCGCGCGAATGCGGCGGCGACATGGCCGCCATGGCCGAAACCGCGCAAACCTTCACCGCTGTCGATCTGTCGCGCCTCCCCGCGCCCAAGGTGATCGAAGAGCTGTCCTATGAGGCGACATTCGCGGCGATGCTCGCCGCGCTGCTCGAAGTCCTGCCCGATTTCGACGCCACTGTTGAAAGCGACCCTGCGGTGAAGGTGCTGCAGGTTGCCGCGCTTTTCGTGATGATGGATCGCCAGCGCGTCAACGAGGCCGCGCGCGCCGTCATGCCCGCCTATGCGATCGGCACGGATCTTGATCATCTGGCGGCACTGCTCGGCATAGCGCGGCTCCAGCTCGATCCCGGCAATCCCGAGCTTGGCATTCCGCCAACGATGGAATCGGACGCCGATTTCCGGCGCCGCATGGTGCTCGCCCCCGAAGGTTATTCGGTCGCGGGGCCGGAAGGCGCCTATATCTCGCACGCGCTCAACGCGCACCCCGACGCGCTCGATGCGAGCGCGACCAGCCCGACGCCCGGTCACGTCATCATCACCGTCCTGTCGCGCGATGGCGACGGCGCGGCTTCGCCCGAATTGCTCGATGCGGTCGAGGCGCGCGTGTCCGACGAAAGCGTTCGTCCGCTCACCGATTATGTGACCGTCCAGAGCGCGGCGATCGTCAACTATGCGGTCGCAGCCGAGCTGCGCACCTTTGCCGGGCCTGACGGCAGCGTCGTGCTCGATGAAGCGCTGCGCAGGCTCGATGCCTATATCGAGGGCAGTCATCGCCTCGGCCGCGATGTGACGCGCTCGGGGATCTATGCTGCTCTCCACAGCGAAGGCGTCCAGAATGTCACGCTCACCAGCCCTGCGGCCGATATCGTGCTCGATCGCACACAGGCGAGCTGGTGCACGGCGATCAACGTCGTCCATGTGGGCGTTGGCGAATGAGCCTGCTGCCGCCGAATGCCACGCCGCTGGAGCGCGCGCTTGAAGCGGCCGTTGCCCGCGTTTCGGGCGTGCCCGTCCCGATCCGCGACCTGTTCAGCCCAGATCGATGCCCGGTCAATCTGCTGCCTTGGCTCGCCTGGTATCTGTCGCTCGATAGCTGGTCGAGCGACTGGCCCGAGGGCGTCAAGCGCGAGCGCGTGCGACAGGCTATCCCGATCCAGCGCCGAAAGGGAACCGCCCGCTCTGTGCGCGACGTCGTCGAAAGCTTCGGCGGATCGGTGGCGCTGCGCGAATGGTGGCAGCTTGACGAACCCGGAGATCCCCACACCTTTGAGCTGATCCTGACGCTCAACGGACAGGGAGGCGTTCCGGTCAGCGCCGCTTTCGTCGATGCCGTTATCGCGGAAGTCCACCGCACCAAGCCCGTGCGATCGCACTTCACCTTTACGCAGGGCCTGCAGGCCGAAGGGAGCGTCGGTTTGATCGGCGTTGCTCGCCCCGCGGTGTTCGTGCGGCTGACTGCCAACGCCCCCGCCGCATGAACCACCCCGACCCCAGCCCCCGGAGACACCGCCCATGAGCGCCATCACGATCATCATTACCGACGCCGGGCGCGCCGCGATCGTCAATGCCCAGAATACCGGCACTGCGCCCGTGACGATCGCACAGTGCGGCGTCTCGCCGACCGCCTTTGCTGCGTCCAAGACGACGACGGTGCTGCCCGACGAATTCAAGCGCATTGCGGCGCTCTCGGGCGATGTGGTGGACGACGACACGATTCACCTGATCGTCCGCGACGAAAGCAACCAGACCTATGCCGTGCGCAGCTTTGCGCTCTATCTCGCCGATGGCACGCTGTTCGGCGTCTATAGCCAGGCCGCGCCGATCATCGAGAAATCGGCGCAGTCAATGCTGCTGCTCGCGATCGATATCCGCTTTGAAGATATCGACGCAGATCTGATCACCTTCGGCGACGCGAATTTCCTGCTGCCGCCCGCAACCACCGAGATCATGGGCGTTGTCGAGCTGGCGACCGATGACGAAGCCGACACGGGCACCGATGATCGCCGCGTCGTGACGGCCAAGGCGCTGCGCTACGCAGTCACGCGATGGCTCGACGATCGCTTGGGCGCGGGCGCGCCCTCGGCCTTCATGAAAACCCTGCTCACTGCGGCCAGCGCGATTGCGCTGCGCGCGGCGATCGGGATCAAGTCGGCAGCGCTCAAGGATGAAGGCGCGGGCAATGGGCTCGACGCGGATCTGCTCGACGGGCAGCAGGGCGCCTATTACACGAACATCCCAGCGCGTTTGGGCTATGTCCCTTGGGGGCCGAGCAATGACGGCTCAGGATCGGGCATGGATGCGGACACCGTCGACGGCCGTCACGCTTCGGAATTCGCACTGCTGACCGGCGCGATATTCACGGGTGCCTTGCGCGCAACGCGATTTACCGCAACCACCGATGACGGTCTGCGCCTTCTCGGTGCAGGGCCTTATATCTCGTTCTACAATGCGGCCGAGAGCACGCGTTTTGGCTTCATCCAGCACAATGCGACAAACATAATTATCGCCAATGAGGTTGGCGGCGGCGCCGTTCAGGTCAACAACAATTTCGGCATTGGAGCCGCGCCGACCACTCATTTTGAAGTCTCAAATGCTGCGTGGCCCATAGCCCGTCTGCGCAAAGCGGGCGTCGGATTTTGGGATATGAGCGCCGGTATCGGCGGTGCGGGCGGCAATAGCTGGTGCCTGAGCGTTAACGGCGGCGCATCATTGTTTGAGGTCAACACCAACGGCGATACGAAATTCGCGGGAAACCTCGGTATCGGGGTTACGCCATCGCACAGGCTGCACGTCAAAGGGGGCAATGCTGCATTTATTCCGTTTTCTACCCCGACTGGCGTAGGCGACGCGCAGCAAATAATGATCGGCGAGGCAAGCGATAATGGCCTGTACCGTATGCGGCTGGGTTACTATAACCAAGGAACGTACAAAGGCTCCATTGATGTTATAGCCGGTGGGGTGGCCGCTGATCTTGTATTGCAAGGCAGCGGTGGGAATGTCGGCATCGGCATAGGTCCGAGCTACAAGCTCGACGTGAACGGCATCTTGAACGCTGGCGGGTTTTTCGTGGGTGGCGCCGCGCTTGCGGGCGGCACTCCTGCCGAGAAGGTGCTCTATGCCGGCACGAGTTTTCTGCACATTCTCAAACATGACGGCTCGACCGCGTTCGTCACGCTCAACAACACCACGGGCGGCGTGTCGTTCACCGGATCCCTGACCGCTGGGGGATCCCTCGTCTGGACGGCCGGGAATGATGGCGCGGGTTCTGGCATGGACGCCGATATGCTCGACGGCCTGCATGCCAGCCAGTTCTGGCGGCCCGACAACGACGGCCCCGGCTCCGGCATGGACGCCGACATGCTCGATGGCCTGCACGCGTCGGCCTTCGTTCTTGCGTCGCAATATGCAAGCCGGAGCCTTGCCCAGAATGGATATCAGGTGCTGCCCTCGGGTCTGATCATTCAGTGGGGCCGCTTTACCGCGCTGGCCAACACATCGACATCGGTCACTTTCCCTATCCAGTTCCCCAATGGTGCCTTCGCGGCGACCGTGAGCGGCGTTTCCAGCGGCGGCGTCGATCAACAGGACAACACTGCCGATGTCACCAGCATCGCGCCCGCTGCGATGACCGTCTGGAGCGCCGACAACACCCACAACACCACGCACTACATCGCAATCGGCTATTGAGGAGCGCGCACATGTCCCGATATTTCAGCCCCGGCAGTGGCGGCTTCTTCGACACTGCCATCCATGCGATCGTCCCGAGCGACGCCGTCCCTGTCACCGACGCGGAATATGACGCGCTGTTCGAGGCGCAGGCCAATGGCGCGATCATCAAGCCCCATGCGGACGGTCACCCGGTGGCGGTTCCCCTTGCCGAGCCGACGCTCGACGAACGCCGCGCGCGCGCCGTCGATCGGGTAAAACGTGAAGCGGCCCGGCGCATTGACCTAATCGCACCCGTCTGGCGCCAGATGAACGCCATTCGCGAAGGCGTTCCGCTTGATTGGTCTGCCATCGACGCGATCCGCGAGGCGTCCGACGTGCTCGAAGCCATGATCGCGACCAGCTCGGCCGCGCAGCTCGCCGCGCTCGACGTTGCCGCAAATGACAACTGGCCCGCAACCGCGGCCGCCTGAAAGGAATCGCCATGAAAACCCGTATGAGCGCCTATGATCCCGAAACCCGCTCGGTCACCGTCACTTTCAGCGACGGCACGATCAGCCACAAGCGCACCGTGAACGCCTGCCTCGACGCGGAGGGCTATTTCGACCGCAAGGCAACAGCCGAGCGCGTGCAGGAAGTGGCGCGCGGAGTCGCCGTGAAGATCGCCGCGGGCGTGGTCACCAATCCGCCCAAGCCCGAGCGCAAGCGCAAGGCTGGCTGACGAATCTCCCTCGGGTTTCCGAGGGGGGCCAAGGTGCTGTCACACCTTGAGCCGCGAGATTGGGCTCTCGCACGTCGCACGATCCGGAATCGTGTTCAGTTCCCCCCTTCCGAGCGCACCGGAGCGGGGCGTTCAACAGAGTCTTGCAAATGAAGTCCAGCCCAAAAATGTCCCCGGTTCAGCCGGTTCGTCCCGTCGCACCCTATATCGGCGGCAAGCGCGCGCTCGCAAAGCGCCTGACTGCCCTGATCGACGCCATCCCCCATGACACCTATGTCGAGCCCTTCATCGGCATGGGCGGCATCTTCCTGCGCCGCCGCATGCGCCCCAAGGCCGAGGTCATCAACGATATCAGCCTGGACGTGACCACGCTGTTCCTGATCCTGCAGGAGCACTACGGCTATTTCGTCGATCATCTGCGTTTCAGGATCACGGGCCGCGCCGAATTCGAGCGCCTCGCCAGCATCGACCCCCAGCGCACGCGGATGACCGATCTTAACCGGGCCGCGCGCTTCCTCTACCTGCAGCGCACGGCCTTCGGCGGGAAAGTTAGCGGCCGCCATTTCGGCGTCGATCCGCGGAGCGCGGGGCGCTTCAACGTCAGTCAACTCGAGCCCATGCTTGCGGATCTGCACGAGCGGCTTGCGGGCGTCATTATCGAATGCCTGCCCTATGCCGAGCTGATCGCGCGCTATGATCGCCCCGGCACGCTGTTCTATCTCGATCCGCCCTATTTCGGCTGCGAGCGCGACTATGGCGCTGGCGTCTTCGATCGCGCGGACTTCGAGACCATGGCTGCCCAGCTCGCCACGATTCGCGGACGGTTCGTGCTGTCGATCAATGACCACCCGGAAATCCGCCGCGTTTTCGCGGGCTTCCATTTGATCGAAGTCCAGACCACCCGATTCGATCGGGATGAAGAGCAAGCCCGTGGGCGAGCTGATCATAACCAACATCGCGGATCTGGCGCCGATCGCCGCCAACGATCGGGAATGACGCTATAGCGCGTTGATGTAGAGTCGATTGCACAGCAACGCACCCGCGCACGGCTCAGGCACCTTGGCCATGCTCCGGCGCCATGAACCGCGCGCAATCCGAAGACCGCCCCATGGGCGACCTGATCCGCCTCGGCACTATTGCCGAGGTGGATTTGGCGGGCGCGCGCTGCACCGTCGATCTGGACGATGAGCTGACCACCGATTGGGTGCCATGGTTCGCGCCGCGCGCGGGCGAAACCGCGATCTGGTCGCCGCCCAGCGTCGGGGAACAGGTGCTGTTGATCAGTCCGGAAGGCGACATGGAATCGGCTGTCGCGTTGCTCGGCGTCTATTCCGACGACAATCCCGCCCCCGGCGACAGCCTGACTGAGCTGATCCGCTTCAAGGACGGCGCGATCATCTCTTACGATCCCGAGGCGCATGCGCTTTCCGCAATCCTGCCCGATGGCGCGACGGCCGAAATCACCGCGCCGGGCGGGCTCACCATCACGGGCGACGTCACGATCGAAGGCGATGTTACGATCAACGGAAAGGCCGAGGCCAGCGAAGACGTTGTCGGCGGTGGGATCAGCCTGAAATCGCACAAGCATGGCGGCGTGGCCGCTGGCGGCGCCAAGACGGCGGTGCCCGAGTGATGCTCGACGACACCCCCATGATCTGGTCGTTGCTCATCTGGGCCACCATTGCGCTGGTTTGCGTCCTGCTCGGCGGGCCGTGGTGGCTCCTGATCACCCTGCCCCTTGGCTGCGCCGTCCTGCTGCCTTGGGGGCTCGCCATCATTCTCGCCTGGGCGATCGCACACTGATGCGCGGCATGGACGCCACCACCGGCAGGCCGCTTGAAGGGCTCGATCATCTGCGCCAGTCGATTGCGGATATCCTGTCCACGCCGATCGGCACGCGCGTGGCGCGCCGGGACTACGGATCGCTGCTGTTCGAGCTGCTCGATCAGCCCATGGCCGGATCTGGCCGCATCCGCCTCTACGCCGCAATCGCCGTTGCCCTGTCCCGCTGGGAAAAGCGCCTGCGCCTCAAGCGCGTTGCGATTGAGCGCGGCGACACGCCCGGCGCCTTCACCGTCACGATCGAAGGCATCCGCACCGATTCACCCGCGCCCAACAGCTTTGCCCGTCTCACCGTCCCCCTGCGCACCACTCAGTAAGGAGCCCTGAAATGCCAATCCAGCACGGCATCAAGATCATCGAAATCAACGAGGGCGTCCGCACGCTCAGCACGGTTGCCACCGCAATCATCGGCATCGTCGCCACCGGTCCCGCCGCCGACGCCGTCACTTTCCCGCTCAACAAGCCCGTGCGGGTCACCAATCTCGCCGACGCGATCGAAAAGGCGGGCGCGACGGGAACGCTGCGCAAGGCATTGCAGGCGATCTACGACCAGGCGCAGCCCGTCGTCGTCGTCGTCCGCGTTACGCCGGGCGCCGATGAGGCTGCGACCAACACCGCTGTTATCGGCGGCACCGTTGAAGGGCAAAAGACCGGCATGCAGGCGCTACTGGCGGCCGAAGCCCAGATCGGCGTCAAGCCGCGGATCATCGGTTGCCCCGGCCTCGATACGCAGGCTGTGACAACGGCACTGGTGAGCGTCGCCCAGAAGCTGCGCGCCTTTGCCTATGCAAGCTGCTGGGATTGCGACAGCGTCGAGGACGCGGTGCTCTACCGCGCCAGCTTCTCGGCACGTGAGCTTATGCTGATCTGGCCCGATTTCCTCGCGTGGAACGTCGATACCAGCGCCGCGGATACCAGCTTTGCCGTTGCGCGTGCGCTGGGCCTGCGCGCGCGGATCGATCAGGAGGTCGGCTTTCACAAGACGATCTCCAATTTCCCCGTCAACGGCGTCACCGGCCTTACCCATGACGTGCATTGGGATCTGCAGAGCAGCGCCAATGATGCGGGCCTGCTCAACGACGCGGACATCACGACGATCGTCAACGCGAATGGCCGCCGTTTCTGGGGCAACCGCACGACGTCCGACGAACCCCTGTTCGCCTTCGAAAGCGCCACCCGCACGGCTCAGGTGCTTATGGACACGATCGCCGAGGGCCTGCTCTGGGCAATCGACAAGCCGCTGCGCCCCTCGCTGATCCGCGACATCGTCGAAACGATCAATGCCAAGTTCCGCGCGATGAAGGCGGCGGGCCTGATCATCGACGGTCAGTGCTGGTACGACGCCAGCGTCAACACCACGGATCAGCTCAAAACCGGCAAGGTCGTGATCGACTACGATTACACGCTCGTCCCGCCGCTCGAAGGCCTGACGCTCAACCAGCGCATCACCGATCGCTATCTGGCCGACTTCGCCGCTGATCTCGGCGCCTGATCCAATCGGGCGGCCGTCGCGCCGCCCCCTCTTCCCTCGATCAAGGAGCACTTCGCATGGGCATCCCCAGCAAACTCAAGGACATGATGCTGTTCAACAATGGCAACAACTATCTGGGCCAGATCGCGAGCGTCACGCCGCCCGTTCTGACGCGGAAAATGGAGGAATGGCGCGGCGGTGGGATGAGGGCGCCGGTCAAAGTCGATCTGGGCATGGAAGCGCTCACCATGGAATGGACCTGCGGCGGCTTCATGCGCGAGGTCATGGCGCAGTGGGGTGAGCCGACGCTCGACGGCATCCAGCTCCGTTTCGTCGGCGCCTATCAGCGCGACGATACCGGCGCCTATGACACCGTCGAGATCGTGGCGCGCGGCCGTCACGAGGAAATCGACATGGGCGAGGCCAAGGTCGGCGAGGATACCGAATTCTCCGTCACGACCGCGCTCGCCTACTACAAGCTCAGCGTCAACGGCTCCGTCGTTCAGGAATTCGACCTGCTCAACATGGTCGAGATCGTCAACGGGGTCGATCGCCTGTCCTCGGCGCGCAACCTCTTCGGCATCTAACCCCTCTCCCCCCTGACGGCCCCGCCCCCTCGGGGCCGTCCCTTTTCGCTTCAAGGAAAGCCGACAATGTCCGACGAAAATTCGAAGCTCCGCAGCGTTACACTCGACGAACCGATTCAGCGCGGCGACACCACGATCGACAAGGTCCAGATCCGCAAACCGCAGTCGGGCGAGCTACGCGGCCTCTCGCTGGTCGAGCTGGGCCAGCTCAACGTCGACGCGCTGTCGAAGATCCTGCCCCGTATCACCATCCCGACGCTGACGCCGCAGGAAGTCAGCGCGCTCGACCCCGCCGATCTGCTCGCCATGGGGGGCATTGTCGGACGTTTTTTGTTGCAGAAGTGGCGGCTCACGGATGCCCCCGATCAGTAGAGGATGCGATGGCCGACGTGGCGGTGGTGTTTCACTGGCCACCGCAGGCCATGGACGAAATGCCCCTGTCTGACCTGATGCTCTGGCGCACCAAGGCGGCCGAGCGCTCCAAGCCCACCGAGACAAAGAGGAAATAGCCGCCATGGCCGACCGCGACCTGAAACTGAGCGTGATTTTCGAGGGGCTCGATCGCCTGACCGGCCCCTTGAAGAACATCACCAACGCTTCAGGCGGCGCGCGCAAGGCCATGTCCGAAACGCGCGCAGAGCTGAAGGCGCTGACGGCCGCGCAGCGCGATATCGACAGCTTCAAGCGCGCAGAGACCAAGCTCGGACTCGACACCGAGGAAGTGACCAAGGCGCGCGCGCGCCTGGCCGATTTGAAGCGTGAGCTGGACGCCATCGAGCAGCCGACGAAGAGGATGGCGGCCGCCTATGCCGCAGCCGAGCGCAACGTCGCGCGGCTCACCGATCGGCACGAGGAAACCGGGCGCGAGTTGCAGACGCTGTCCACGCGGCTCAATTCCGCGGGGATCGACGTTGCCGAGCTGGGCCAGCACGAGGATCGCCTTGCGCTGCGCACGCGCGAGGCCAACAAGGCGCTCGCCGAGCAGAAGGCCAAGCTCGATCAGGTGGCCAAGGCGCGGCGTCAGTCCGACGAAATGCGCGACCTGAGCGGCAAGCTCGCTGCCAGCGGCGCGGGCATGATTGCAACCGGCGTTGCTGCGGGCGCTCCCGTGCTGGGTGCGGTCAAGGATGCGATGACATTCGAATCGGCGATGGCCGACGTTCGCAAGGTGGTCGATTTCGCGCCGCCCGGCTCATTCGAGAAAATGAGCGACGACATTCTCGACCTGAGCACGAGAATCCCGATCGCGTCGGAGGGGCTGGCGCAAATTGCGGCTGCTGCCGGTGCCGCTGGTGTCCAGCGCAACGAGATCGTCAAATTCACCGAAGATGCCGCAAAGATGGGTGTGGCCTTCGGCGTGTCTGCTGACGAGGCCGGCGCCATGATGGCGAAATGGCGAACAGCGTTCGACATCGGGCAGGGTGATATCGTGGGGTTGGCGGATCGCATCAACGCGCTCACCAATGCCTACGGCGGCAAGGCGGATGCGGTTTCCGAAATTGTCACGCGCATCGGTCCGCTCGGTAAGGTAGCTGGCGCCACCGCGCCGCAGATCGCTGCAATGGGCCAATTGCTCAATGCGGTAGGCATCGAATCCGAGATCGCGGCCACCGGCATCAAAAACACAATGCTTGCCCTTACCAAAGGCACCGCCGCCACCAAAGGGCAACAAGGTGCCCTAAAATCTCTCGGTCTGGAGGCGAATCAGGTCGCTAAGGACATGCAAGCCGACGCTGGCGCGACGATCATGAACGTGATGCAGAGGATCGCCAAGCTGCCGAAGGAAGCTCAAGCGGGCTTGCTGACGACCCTGTTCGGATCGGAATCCGTTGCCGCGATCGCACCCCTTCTCGTGAACCTCGATCGCCTGCAGGCCAATTTCAAACTGATTGGCGATCAGGGCGCCTATGCGGGCTCGATGACGAAAGAGTTTATCGCCCGCATGGAAGCGACCGAAGGCATTACCGGCATCGCGGGTAATGCCCTGAACGCGCTCAACATCGAGCTGGGGACGGCGCTGTTGCCGACCGTGAAGGAACTGGCGCTTTGGCTCCGCGATCTCGCTAAGGAGTTCCGCGGATGGGCGCAGGAACATCCTCTGCTTGCAAAGGGCCTTGGATTGTTTCTTGGCGTCGGATCGGCCCTTCTCATCATAGTCGGCGGTCTCGGCATCGCCTTCGCGGCGCTCACCGCGGCGGCGGCCCCGCTCGGCATCGCCCTCGCGCCGCTGCTGCTGATACTCGCGGCGGTGGCTGCGGTCGCGGCGGCTGCGTGGCTGATCTACGACAATTGGGGAGCGATCTGGGATTGGTTCGGGCGCGCGTGGCAGACGCTCAAGGATCTGTTCTCCGAGGGCATCCAGTTCCTGATCAGCGCCTTCCTGCGCTTCACGCCGCTCGGCTTGCTCATGATGGTCATGAACCCCGCGATCGCGTGGCTGCGCAGCCTCGATTTCGCGACGATCGGCCGCAATCTCATTCAGGGGCTGATCAACGGCATCACCAACATGCTCGGCGCGCTGAAATCGACGATCGTCAACGCGGCCAGCTCGGCCGCGAACTGGTTCAAGCAGAAGCTCGGCATCCATTCGCCGTCGCGCGTTTTCATGGGGCTCGGCGGCTTCGTGATGGAAGGGCTCGCCGATGGCATTTCGGCGGGCCAGTCCGATCCGATCCGGCGTATCAGCGCCGTTGCTGGCCAGATGACCGCCGCGATGGCGCTGGGCGCCGCCACGCCCGCGATCGCAGCAGTCGGGCTGGCACAGGGCGCGGGCGCATCGGCGGGCGCTATGCAAGCTGCCGCTGGCCCCAGCTACACCATCAGTATCAAGGCCGATGGATCGAACGCAGACGCGATCGCCAAAGCGGTGCGCGAAGCGATCGACCAGATTGAGCGCGACCGGCGCGCCAATGCCCTGTCCGCCTACGACGACGATTGAGGGACCGGAGCGATCGCAGTCGAAGTGGTTTTGGTTCGGCGTTCGTGATCGCGACCAAAGGAGAAATGCCCCATGATGATGAGCCTCGGCATGTTCGTTTTCGAGATCCCCTCGCTGGTCTATCAGGAGCTGCAGCGGCGCACGAGCTGGAGCCATGCCCAGATCGAGCGCGTCGGCGCGCGCGCAGCCAATCAGTTCACCGGACCGGGCACCGAGACGATTGCACTTTCGGGGACCACGGCGGCAGAGCTGCAGGACGGCCGCGCGTCACTCGATTCCCTGCGCGAAATGGGCGATCAGGGCGAGGCGTGGCCGCTGGTCGACGGCGCCGGGACCGTGTTCGGCAACTATGTGATCGAGGGGCTCGACGAACGACACAGCTATTTCGCGCCCAATGGAACGCCGCTCAAGATTGACTTCGGGCTCGATCTGTTGCGCGTCGACGACGCGGCCGACGCTCAGGCGGTAACACAGCCGCTATGAGCGATCAGGCCAGTAACGTCCCGCGCGCGCGCATCACGCTCGACGGCAAGGATCTGTCGCCGCTCATTGACCCTCGGCTTGTCTCATTGCGCCTGCAGGAAAAGCGCGGGGATGAGGCCGATCAGCTCGATATTGTGCTGAGCGATACGGACGGCAAGCTGGCCCTGCCCTCGCCGGGCGCGGTGCTGCGGCTCGAGTTGGGCTGGGAACGCGGCGACAATGTGTCGGTGGGGCTGATCGACAAGGGCAGCTTCAAGGTCGACGCGATTGGGCACAGCGGCCCGCCCGACGCGGTCACCATCCGCGCCCGATCGGCCGACTTCACCAGCAAGATCCGCGGGCGCCGCGATCAGAGCTGGCGCGGCAAGTCGCTCGGCCAGATCATCCGCGATGTCGCTGGGCGAAACGGGCTCAAGGCGCATATCGACCAGGCGCTCGGCGGCAAGGTGCTCAAGATACTGACACAGAGCCGCGAAAGCGATATCGCCCTGCTCAAGCGACTCGGCAAGGAACATGACGCCGTCGCGACCGTGAAGGACGGAAAGCTGATCTTCGCGCAGATCGGCAAGGGGACGACGGCCAGCGGCGCGTCGATCCCGCGGCTGACGATCCGCCGCCGCGACGGTGACAAGCACAGCTACGATATCGAAAAGCGCGACGAATATACGGGCGTCACCGCCAAATGGCGCGATGCCAAGGGCGCGAAGCGCAACAAGGTCACCGTGGGCGGCGATGATAACGCCAAGGCGCTCAAGCGCGTTTATCCCAGCGAGGCCGAGGCACGCCGCGCCGCGCAGGCCGAGCGCGGCCGCATTCAGCGCGCCACGGCGAAAATGACCCTGACCCTCGCCTATGGCCGCGCGGATCTATATCCCGAGCGCAAGGCGAAGGTGCAGGGCTTCAAGGCCGATATCGACGGCACCGACTGGCTGATCACCGAGGTCACGCATGAAATGAGCAAGCGCGGCCTGACCAGCCAATTGCAACTGGAAACGGCCGCTTAGCGGGCGATCTAACTTTGGGCTAGGCGGGCACTCCTATGCTGCCTGCGCGATCGCCAGCAGCGCGAGGCTGCGCGGATCACCCGACTGGCGGATATAGTCGATCACGCGCCTTTCGGTCGGCGAAACGGTGCGCTGCCCGGTAAGGACGTACAGAACATCCATACCCGCCAGCGCCATCATCTCGACGCGATTTCCCTTCCGGGCGCCTGAATCGGTCTGCTCGATCGTCCGAATGATCGACTTACTGAAACCCGGCACATGCTCGAAGCCATGCCCCGTCAGCGCTTCCCAGCGCAAACGCTCTTCGCGAAAGCGCTCGCCGAGCCGCAAGCGCATGCCATCCTGCCAATCCTCGTGGTCGATCTGGTCAATGAGCGGCGGCGGGTACATACCAAATTTGCGGATCGAGGGCAGGACTTCGGTGAACAGCCATTTGGCGAAGCTCTTGGCCACCGCCTTTCGGCTGCTGAGCGTCAAAGCGTAAATGCCGGGCTCGTTCGTGATCGCGATTTCCTGTCGGCCACCAAGGGTGTCCATACTATGGACACCCTTTTGGTAGTCATCGAGCCGCTGCGCAGCATTTCGCGGGTTCGCGATCTCCAAAATCGCGCAGACATCGTTGAGCACCCACCACGGTTCGCCGTCGCGCAGGATCATGCGGACGTCGGCGCTTTCAAAGTGCAGGGGGACCAATGCCGACATGATACGCTTCATCCTCCGAGTTTGCCTAACTATGTCCAATCGAATGAAAGTCCAACACCATTCGTTGAGCGCGAAGGTTGGCCGATGGCAAAACGGGGTGCGCGTTCAATGCCCAAATCGGAAAATCGGATGATTACCTAGCCGATGCGCGAGGTGCGGCGTAGAAACCGTTGTCCAGGCGAATATCCCGCAACCCCATGAGCATTTTTAGCGCTGCGTTCCGCTCATCGGGTGCAATATTTCGCCAAATATCGAGAGCGCGAATATCCTCGGCTTCCATATCGACCGCCTGCGGCGCGTGGTTACCCGTCAGAACATACCAGACGTCGGCGCCTGATCGGCTGATCGCTTCGAGATAGACGATCGTCGGCGAATTCTGGTCCGCCTCATAGGCCGCCTGCGTTCGCCTGCTGACGTCCGCCAGCTTGCCAAATTCCTCCTGTGTCAGGCCCAGACGCTCCCGCTCTGTGCGAATTCTTGACCCTGCCCCACCCGCAAGATGCATATTTTTTCCCATCATACTTGACGGTGCGAAGTTTTTCGCACATTCATTGTGCATAATTATGCAGATTATGGCGCATTGAGCATGAAAATCGAGTCTGGCCCGAGTGGCGATGTTCAGAATTCTGATCAACCGTGCTCCGGCATCGACCCGGCGCGTCTGGCTGCGGCTAAAGACCGCCTTGATCGCGCAGGCATTTCCGTGCGCGATTGGGCTAGGCGGCGTGGACGAATTTGATCCAAAGCCGGATGGCAGCGAGATGGACCATGCCGAGGAAACTTGAGGGCGTTTGATCGTAGCGGGTGGCGACGGCACGATTGATTTTCAGCTTGCCGAACATTCGCTCAATGCCGTTTCGCTGCCTGTAGAGCTGCCGATCGTGCTCGATCCTTTCTCGGCGATTGGAGCGCGCCGGGATGACAGCCTGTATGCTGCGGCTCGCGAGATCGGCGCGAATGGCGTTGGTGTCGTAGCCTTTGTCGGCCAGCAGAGCCGCCGGAGCGCGGTCCGGCAGGCGGATCAGCGTGTCATAGGCCGTGCAGTCGGCGGCTTCACCACCAGTCAGGTGGAAGGCGACGGGGCGTCCTCGGGCATCAGCCAGACAGTGAAGCTTACTGGTGAACCCGCCCCGCGAGCGGCCAAGAGCGCGTCGACAAGTCCCCCTTTTCCGCCCGCTGCCGAGACATGGGCGCGAAGGGTGGTGCTGTCGATGCTGTAGTGTCCGGTGTCGGCCATGATCTCGGCAAGCGTCACCGACACGGCCTCCCAGACCCCGGCCTCGCTCCAACGACGGAACCGCCGGTAGATCGTGTTCCAATTGCCGTATTTTGGCGGGACATCGCGCCAAGCAGTCCCACAGCGCAGCCGCCAGAGTATGCCGTTGACTATCGAGAGATTCTGCTCAGGCCTGCGGCCGCGCCCTCGGTTCTCTGGCTCGATCGGCAGCAGACCCTTCAGAACGCGCCATTCTGCTTCGCTCAGATCGCCCCGGCTCAAACCTGCCTCCAAAAGGCAGCCTTGAATCAACCCACACCGTCCACGTCAACCAATTCGTCCACGCCGCCTAATCAGCACAATTTCCCAGAAGCCCTAGTTTACACGATCCTCCGCGGGCAGCGCCGCTGCAAGCGTGGCCTGTCGCACCGGATAGCGGTTGCCCTTGGCATCAAGGACAGTGACGCTGTCGCGCGGGCCGAACTTCGTGGTGGCGATAATGACTGATCTCCCCCTTCCCTTCGGGCGCACCATAGGGAAGCCCGCTCCGGTCGTCGCTTGCGATCGGAGCGGGATTTTGCAGCTCGGCGACGATCGCTACACCGAAGCACTGGCGGTGGTCGAGGATCACCGGAAGCCATCCTGCAGCTTCGTGCAGCGGCATTTGCGGATCGGCTACAATGAGGCGGCTCGCTACGTCGAACGCATGGAGGCAGAGGGGCTTGTTTCGAGCCCGAACATCGCGGGTGCTCGGCGTTGGATCGGAGATCGGCTTTCCTGCACGTGCGGCGAGGTCCACGACGCAAGCGATATCGAGGCCCGTGCCACGATCCTATCCGCGAACGCCTTGCGCGCGTCGCCGGATGCCGATGGCGGAACCTCCAACTGGCCGACGTCAAAGGCGGCGCCTGAGCATGCGGTGGCGGCCTGATCGGCGAGACCGTAAAGCGTCACGATATCGGGATTTCCCTCTGACGTTTTGGCCAGCGCGGTCGAGCGCGCATCGCACGCTTTCACGCTGCCCAGAAACTTGGTCCAAAGCGCCTTGGTTTCAACGCCGAGATCGCCCTTTGGCGCTGCCGCGTTGCCCTTCGTCGTCGCGCTAGGTCCGTCGATGATGGCCCCGGCTACGAAGACGACGAACGATCCGAGCAGCACGTATCCGGCCCGCTTGCGGGAGACCGCTGGGATCGGCCGCACCAGAAACACAACCCCGAAGCAAAACCCTACCATCGCCAGCAACGCCAGCGTCAATCCCATCGTCATCGAATCCCCCGAGTTAAGGTATTGCTTCAATAGACAGAATTATTGGCACCCCCAAGCGTCGGCATCCCATTAACCCGAGCGGCGAACCGATTCCTCGGCGACATTCTCGTGCGGCGATCCGCGAAGCTGCAGCGCCTCAACGATGCGCCGCACGGCCGCGCGATCGATTTCGTCCAGGCTGTCATATTGCCTGAGCATGGCGACCACCTCTTCACTTAGATTCGCGGGCGCAGCGCTCTGCCCCGTCAGGACAAACCAAACGTCTATGCCGCCCGCATCGAGCGCCGCGAGGTAAGTGACGGTCGGCGACGTCTGGTCATTTTCATAAGCAATTTGAGACCCCCTGCTGACGCCACCAATCTTGCCGAAATCCGCTTGGCTGATGCCGCGTTTTTCGCGTTCCTGTCGAAGCCGCGCTCCGATCTCGGTTGCGATGTTCATAATTCTGTACGCTCCCCCTTGACGCAGTTTAGAATTCTGGACATACGTTGTGCATAATTATGCAGATTATGGCGCATTGAGCATGAAAATCGAGTCTGGCCCGAGTGGCGATGTTCAGAATTCTGATCAACCGTGCTCCGGCATCGACCCGGCGCGTCTGGCTGCGGCTAAAGACCGCCTTGATCGCGCAGGCATTTCCGTGCGCAATTGGGCTAATCAGCACAATTTCCCAGAAGCCCTAGTTTACACGATCCTCCGCGGGCAGCGCCGCTGCAAGCGTGGCCTGTCGCACCGGATAGCGGTTGCCCTTGGCATCAAGGACAGTGACGCTGTCGCGCGGGCCGAACTTCGTGGTGGCGATAATGACTGATCTCCCCCTTCCCTTCGGGCGCACCATAGGGAAGCCCGCTCCGGTCGTCGCTTGCGATCGGAGCGGGATTTTGCAGCTCGGCGGCGATCGCTACACCGAAGCACTGGCGGTGGTCGAGGATCACCGGAAGCCATCCTGCAGCTTCGTGCAACGGCATTTGCGGATCGGCTACAATGAGGCGGCTCGCTACGTCGAACGCATGGAGGCAGAGGGGCTTGTTTCGAGCCCGAACAGCGCGGGTGCTCGGCGTTGGATCGGAGATCGGCTTTCCTGCACGTGCGGCGAGGTCCACGACGCAAGCGATATCGAGGCCCGTGCCACGATCCTATGCGGCTGCGGCTCTGGGGTGGCGGTGCCAGAGCGCGAATGGCGACCAATGCACCAGATGCCGATCGGCGATCAGCGCAATTACGTTGCGCAAGTGCGCGGCGGAAAGGGCCAAACTGCCTTGGCCTACTGGACTGGTCGCTTCTGGGCATATGCGCCGATCAGCGAAGATCCGAAGCAATTGCCCTTTCATCCAATCGTGCATCGCGCCGCGATGTGGGCGCGATCGAGCAGCCCACGGCCGCAGCTCGATTGGCAACCGCGAATTGGCGAGGAAGTCGAGCTGACCGCAGATTTCCTTGAGCGTTGGCCGGAATGGAGCGGGGCTCGTCTCTGGGTTGTCGGCCTCAACCATCAACGCGGCAAGCCGGGCATCAACGTGACGGTATCCGAGGAATGGCCGACCACGCCTTCTTCCTACGGATTCACCGATGATTTCTGGATAGACCGGCCCGGCAAGGCTGATGATCTGCAGCCGCTGACCAGCACGGATCGCGGCGCATGACCAAGGCCCGCCCTCCCGTCAGCTTCGCCCAGGCGATCGCGCGTATTGCCGGTCGCATCGGCTACGACGTCGCCGCAAAGGTCGCCGATCGCAGCGAGCGTACCGTCTATCAATGGGCCGATCCCGACACCGACACCACGCCCACGCTCGCGCAGGCGGTTGCTCTCGACACGGCCTATGCCGAGGCAGGCGGCGAAGGTTCGCCCATCCTCGACACCTATGCGCAGATTTTCGATCGCGTCTTTGCCGACGCATCCGCTGATCGGAACGCGCTGGCGCAATCAGCGGCGCTCGCCTCGCTCGAAGGAGGCCAGTTCGTGGCGGCATTGATCGCGGCGGCTATGCCGGGCGCTACGCCCGCTCAGATCGCGCGTGCCGAGGCCGAGGGGGAAGAGGCGGTCAACGCCTTCAAAAATTCGATGCGCCAGCTCAGCCGCTTGGCCGCTGGCAGGGGTTCACAACCGGGAGGGTCGAAATGAGTGAGAGTAGCTTTAGCGAACAACCGGCGCGCGTTTCGCGCCAGCGCGCCCCGATGATGCATTGTCCACACTGCGATGGGCGGTCGCACGGCCGCACCAGCACGCGCCTGAGCCCGACATATCGCGAGGCGACGTATATCTGCCAGAACATCGCCTGCGGCCATGTGTTTGTGGTCGGCATGGAAGCCATCCGCACGCTGCGCCCCTCGGCTCTGCCCAACCCCGAGGTCAAGCTCCCGATCGCGCCGCCCCGCGCCAAGGGAACGCCCGCCAACGACAATAACGAACCGGTCCAGCTTCCGCCCGCGGCCAATGACACCGTGAGGATCGAAGCGGGCTAAGCCGCGCGGCGCCCGCCGCATCCGACCCCTTCCAATCTGAAATGCCACCCGGCTGCACCGCTGCCGGGATCGGCCCCGCCTTGCCTGAAAGATCCCGATGCACGCCGATTTGCTCAACGAAGTCCTGCCCCGGTTGAAGCGCGATTTCAGCTTCGAGCCCAAGGGCACCTATCTGCGCAAGGGTCGCTGCCCCGACTGCAAGAAGCGCGAAATGTATGCGCGTGCCGAGGCGCCTTGGGTGCTCCGCTGCGGCCGCCTCGATCGCTGCGGAACCGAAATCGAGATCAAGACGCGCTATCCCGACATTTTCGAGGATTGGTCGAAACGCTACCCGCGCAGCGAGCGCGCGCCGCATGCCGCCGCCGACGCCTATCTCGCGCACGGCCGCGGCTTCGACCTGCAAAAGCTGCGCGGCCACTACACCGAGGAATATTACAAGGATTCTAAGACGGGCATGGGCAGCGCCACCGTGCGCTTCCAGCTCGCCTGCGGCGTCTGGTGGGAACGCCTGATCGATCAGCCCCAGCGCTTCGGCAAGATGAAGGCCCGCTTCTCCTATGAGGGCACCTATGCCGGGCACGTCTGGACGCTGCCGCACCTGTCGCTTGAGCAATATGCAGACGCCGCGCAGATCTGGTTTGCCGAAGGCATCTTCGACACGATCGGACTCAATCAGGGCGCAGGGCTCGCGGCCGCGTCCACCATGTCGTCGAACAACTATCCCGCGGAGTTTCTCAAGCAGATCCACGCGATCATCGCCGCCCGCGGTCCAGGCGCCCGGCGCCCCAAGCTGATCTTCGCCTATGACGTCGGCCGCGCAGGCGTCGAGTTCACCCGCGACTTTGTCGAGCGCGCGCGGGGCGATGGCTGGGAATGCGGCGCTGCTCAGGTGCGCCCCGATGGCGAGGGTCATAAGCGCGACTGGAACGACCTGTTCATTCGCAAGGAGCTGACGCCCGAAAAGATCGAGGAATACCTCTGGAACGGCGACGTCACGATCGCCGCGACGGCGCCGGAAAAGGCGTTCCTGCTCTACAGCCGCGATCGCTATGCCACCTTTCCCTTCACCTTCCGATCCAAGCAGCTCTGGGCAGAATACAGCCTCGCGCGGATCGAAGAGCGCGTCATGGAAATGGGCGAGGACAAGGCGCTCAAGGAACTGACCTACGAGGCGAAATGGGACATGGCGGCGCGCGACGCGTGCGAGATCCATGAAATCGCCAATTGCACCTTCCACGCCCTCTACTGGCAGCATGACGAAGCGATCGACGACAGCGCATATTATTTCCGCGTCGATTTCCCCGGCAAGCAAAAGAGCATCAAGTCGACCTTCACTGGTGCGTCGATCGCCGCGGGCGCCGAGTTCAAGAAGCGCCTGATATCGATCGCCCCCGGCGCGATCTGGACGGGCAGCACGGGCCAGCTCGATCGCATCATGCAACGCCAGCTTGTCGGGATCAAAACCGTCGAGGCAATCCAGTTCACTGGCTACAGCATCGACCACGGCGCCTATGTGCTCGGCGATATCGGGGTGAAGGACGGCCGCGTCTATCAGCCCAACGCCGAGGATTATTTCGATTTCGGCAAGACGGCGCTGAAACTGCGCAGCGCCGAGCGCGTCCTTGCGATCAACTATGACGCCGAAAAGCTCGATCTGCGCTGGGCGGGCTGGGTCATAACCGCATACGGCCCCAAGGGGCTGGTCGCCCTCGCCTTCTTCTTCGGCTCGCTTTTCGCCGAGCAGATCCGGCGCGAGCAGAAGAGCCTCGCCTTTCTGGAAATGACCGGCGATCCCGGCACCGGCAAAACCACGCTGCTGGAGTTCCTCTGGCGCCTGCTCGGCCGCGATGCGTACGAAGGGTTCGACCCGGCAAAGGCGACGGCCGCGGCGATCGCGCGCAATCTCGGCAAGGTCGCCAACCTCCCCGTCGTCCTGCTCGAAGGCGATCGCACGCAAGAGGTGCCGCATAGCCGCCGCTTTGAATGGGACGAGCTGAAAACCGCCTATAACGGCCGCTCGGTTCGTGCACGCGGTGTCGCCAACGGCGGCATGGAAACTTTCGAACCGCCCTTCCGCGCCTCGATAGTCATTGCCCAGAACGCGCCCGTCGAAGCCTCGGCCGCGATGCACGAACGCATCATGGCCATCCATTTCGACAAGGCGGGATGGAGCCCCCAGACCAAGGCGGCGGCCGAGAAGCTCGAAGCCACCGCGACTGATGACGTTTCGGGCTTCATCATCCACGCCCTACGCCGCGAGGCCGACGTGATGAAGGCATATCGCGCCGCCTTCGCGCAGCACGAGCAGCGCATGGCCGGGCTCAAGGACGTGCGCAATGGCCGTCTGGTCAAGAACCACGCCCAGCTCGCCGCGATGTTCGATGCGATGCGGCTGATCGTCACCAACATCAACGATCGCGACGCCGCAGCCGTGCAGGATTTCATGGATGACATGCTGGTCGAGCGGCAGCGGACCATCAACAAGGATCACCCCGACGTCATCCTGTTCTGGGAGCGCTTCGACTGGCTCAACAGCCAGATCGCGGCCGACAGCGACAACCCGATCAACCACAGCCGCGATCCCGACAAGATGATCGCCATCAACCTAGTCCAGTTCGAGCAGAAATGCGGCGACAACCGCCTGTCGCTGCCGCGCATGAACGATCTCAAGAAGCTGCTGAAAACGTCGAAAGAACGCAAGTTCGCGGGCTCGAAACCCATCAATTCGCGCACCGGCAAGTCCGTCTTTTGCTGGTGTTTCGAGCCTGCGCCCACCCACCGCTGAAACCGAAAGGGACCGTCATGCAGACCGGCCTAGATGAATTCGCGCACGCCTCGCGCCTCCGCGACGGCAACATTCGCGGCGCCCGCCCAGGCGTTCATACCGCCCGCATCCAGAGCAGCCGCCGCGCGCGCCGCAAGGCACTGGCCGAAGCTGGCGAAATGCTCGGCGCAATCGCGCTCGTGATCGTCGCGGTGGCGCTGGTATGAACGCCCCCCTGCGCATGGCCACGGTGTCAGATGGGATGGGCGGCATCCGGCACGTGCTGCGTCCGGCACCGCCTCCGGCCCCGGCGAACAGCCGTGGCAAGAAAAAGCGCCATGTCCCCGATCCGATCAAGGCGAACCCGGAATCCGCCGCTCAGCAACTGCGCCTGTTCATCGAGCGACTTGAGCGGATGGATGAAGAAATCCGGGGAATGCAGGACGATCGCAAGGACGTGCTCAATGAGGCGAAAGCCAACGGCTACGACACCAAGACGATCGGCACGATTCTCAAGCTGCGGCAGCTCGATCCGAACAACCGGATGGAAGCCGAGGCGCTGCTCGAAACTTACAAAGCCTCGCTGGGGATCGAATGATGCGCCCGGTTCATGCCGATCGGTGGCGCGCCATCGCCATCATCGCCCGGCTCGAGTTGCGCGATCGTCGCCGCGCGTTCGCGGCCGAAAAGGCGAAGGGCGGCGAAGCGGCCTCGCTCGCGACCAAGGACGGTGCCGCATGGGCGGCGATCGCTGCCGACTGGACCTATTACACGACGCATGTTCGTCCGAAGGCACCCGACGTCACTGCCGATGACAAGTTGGGCGCGATCGACCGCGAGCTGCAGCGCTATGACCGCCTCGCGAATTCTGGCGGCCTGACGCCCCGCGAACGCCGCCGCCGCGCCTTTCTGGAGGCGATGCGCTGGCATGCCGAGCCGCGGGCCTTCGGCATCGAATTTTGCGTCGCCGTCACGATCGAAGCCCGGCGCCGCCGCGCAACCAACGACAATTTCCACACCAACGAAAGGAACGCCGCATGACTGACGGCCGTCATTTTCCCGATATCGAGGGCTGCAACGTCGCGGTCCAGCTCGATCATCACAAGGGCAAGCCCGGACTGCTCTTCACCGTCGAGCTGCCGAACCAACGCGGGAAGATCTCGGATTGGTTCCGCCCGTACAAAACGGAGCAAGAAGCGATCGCCGGTATGACTGTGCTGACCGCTGCTGACGTTGTCGTCGTCGCCCGCGAGGCGATGAATTTCGACAACGAAATTCCGTTCTGAGCCCCCACGATGAACCGCAACACCAAGCGCGATCACATCGCCGTCAAGACCATCGTCGCCCTCGCCGCGATCGTCGCCGCCACCTTCATCTTCATCGCCCACCTGACGGGCAACCGGAGCCGCTGACATGAGCATCGAACCGCCACGCACCCGGAATATCGGGCAAACGAAAACGATCGCCAAGCGCCTGCGGGCGAACTTGGAAGCGCTCGGATTCTTGATCAACCACGGTCGCTGCCTCGAAGCCGTCGCGGCGGGCTTCGGCTTCAACAGCTACGCCCATATGCGCGGCGACGCTGGCGCGGCAAAGCCTTGGACAATCCTGCGCGCCGCCGATCGTCTCATCGCCCTTGCTTCGTCGATCGACCTGCCTTTCGCCGATGCGATCCGTGCGCTCGATGCCGCGATCAGCATCCCCGTGAAGGAGGCGGCAGAATGAGCACCGAACCCGAAGCCGCCCCCGATCCGCGCGTCGAAGCGATCGCCGGTCACATCACTGCCGGGATCTACTCGGCACCGCTCGCACAGGCGACGGCGCGCCAGCGCACCCTTGCGCTGAGCGTGGCAGACAAAATCGTCGCCGCCGAACAGCCGCCCAAGGCCGTTTGGATCGGGTACGACCCGTCGTCCGAAGCCGCAGTCGAAGGCATCCGGGAAGCGATCAGGAACGCGAAGGGTCCGGGCAAGTTCCGCAACCTGTTCCTCCACGCCCCCGAACCGGCCTCGCCCGCGGCTGAGATCACGCGCTACCGCAACGGCCTGATCGCGATCCAGAAAGCATGCGCCAATGGGAGGATCTGCGACGACGTCGCATGGTTCGACGATATCACCACGCTCCACGATTTTATCGAAGAGCTGCTTTCCCCGAGCGCGCCTGCTGTCGTCGCGGATCTGTTCGAAGGGCCTCGGGCGTGATCGCTTACGCAGCACGCACGGGCACGCGGCGGAATTTAGCTGCACTTCGTCAAGCGGGGTGGCGGCTCATGGTTTCCGCCCGTGGCGTCCTTCGCACCGAAGGCTTTCCCTATGCCCTCGACAACGGCGCATGGACGTCATTCCAGCGGTCGGAACCGTTCGACGTCGAAGCGTTCGAACGCGCGGTGCGCCAGCTCGGGGCCGAGGCTGACTTCATCGTCCTGCCCGATATCGTGATGGGCGGACTCGCGAGCCTAGAATTCTCGAAGGCATGGCTGCGGCGCTTGCGGCGTCGCAAAGCCCTTCGCGATCGGACGTTCCTGATTGCGGTCCAAAACGGCATGGAGCCCGCTCATCTGCGGCGGCTTATCGGCCCGCGGGTCGGTATCTTCATCGGCGGTGATACCGCATGGAAAATTGCCACAATGGGACAATGGGCGAATCTCGCCCGTCGCCGTGGCGCTATTTGCCATGTCGGCCGCGTCAATACCGCTAAGCGCATCCGGCTTTGCGAAGCCGCAGGAGTGGACAGCTTCGACGGATCCAGCGCGAGCCGCTTTGCGGTCACGGTGGCGCCGCTCGATCTGGCCCGCCGCCAATCAGACCTTGAAGGATATCTGGCGAGGATCGCGGCATGATCGCAACCGTTCAGATCGGCCCGCACCGCCTCTTTCTCGGCGACGCTTACCAGATCCGCGCCGCGCTGGGCTGGCAGGATGCCGACGTGCTCGACCCGCCTTTCAAATACAAGGCGGTCGGCGCGGGCAATATGCGCAAGAAGCGGCAGGCAACCCGGCTCGTGATCGAGCAGGACATGCATAAGGGGTTCGATATCCGCATCATCAATCCGCTGCTCTGCGGCTCGGTGGTGGTGTTCTGCCACAATGATCAGATCCCCGAGGTATCGGCGCATCTGAAAGGCAGTTTTCAGCGCTTCGTGATGGCGGGATGGCGCAAGTCCAACCCCATGCCCGTCTGCAACAAGCACTACCTTTACGACACCGAATTCTATTTTCACGCCTGGACAAAGGGGCACCATCCCCGCGGCGAATATGCGGACAAGCGCCGATTCGTCGAGGCGCCCGTCGCGCCCTCCAAGCGGTTCAACCATGGCACGGTCAAACCCGATCGCGTGATGGACAAGATCCTGACCAACGTCGCAGGCGCCACGATCTGCGATCCCTTCATGGGAACCGGCAGCACGGGCGTCGCCGCCATCAAGGCAGGCCGCATCTTCACCGGGATCGAGCACAACGCCGAGCACTTCGAAACGGCTGTCAGCCGCATCCGCGAAGCCTTTGAAAGACAAGCAGCATGAGGAACATGATCAAGGTGGGCGACGTCCTGCCGATGCCCGCGGGGTATGACCCCGAAGCCCTGCGCTACGCCATCGCCCGCCGTGGCCTCACCGAGCGCACCGCGCGCAGCGCATCCACCAACCAGCGCGCCAAAACCGCCCGCCTGATCATGGCAGCGATCGCAGATCAGCACAGACGCGCCACCGATCCGATCGAGCAGGCGGCCGCCTTCCTGCGCCGCCGCGGCTTCGTCGTCTTCAATCAGGGCCAGATCGATAGCGCCAGCGGCACCGGCTATGTCGTCGGCCGCAAGCGCTTCGACACCTCGGCCGAGCTGCTCGACTATGCCCGCGCGCGAGGGTGGCAGGGATGAGCTGGGCACAAAGCGCGAATTCGCTGTTCACCGAAGTTGAGGCAGCAAGGTGGTTGAAGATCTCGCCTCGAACGCTGCGCAAGGAACGGCAGGACGGAAAGATCCACTATGTCTTGATCCGCAGCGCGGTCCGCTACAGTTTCGACGATCTAACCCGATACATTGAGAATGCACGCACATGCCAATCTACCAGCGAGAAGGCTCCCCCTATTGGTGGTACACATTCTCGATCGACGGTAAGCGATTTCGAGGAAGTACGGGCGAGACGAAGGAGCGCGCGGCGCTCTTAGCCGAAGCGGAAAAATATCAGCTTGAGCGCGGTCGCCCAACCGCCGATCAGGCATGGCGATTGCGAGAGGTACTCGGCACGTTCTGGACTGAACATGCACAGCACCTTTCAAGCGCCAGCGACATTTTCTTTCACTTCGAAATGCTCTCACAATTTCTAGGCCCGAGCCTGCCTATTTCAGACGTGACGAACGCTAAGCTGCTCGACTATCGCGCGGCTCGCCGCGGCGGCACGATCGAGGCCACCGAGGAATTGGTGCGGGATCGGCCGAAGGCGTGGCGTCATCGCATGATCACCAAGACCGGCTTTATCAGGCCGGTTGCACCGCAGACGGTGAACCGCGATTTCGCCCATATTCAAGCCGCAATGAATTGGGCTCGCGACGTGCACGGAAAGCCGATGCCGACGATCGCCTGGACGCGGCTAAAGTCCAAGGAAGCGCCGTTTCGTGTCCGCTTTGCAGCAGCCACTGAATTCGAGCAGCTCATGAGCGGTGCGCATCCAGCGATGCGGACGATCATATTATGCGCCGTCACGACTGGGCTTCGCCGCGCAAATATCCTCGGCATGCAATGGCATCAGGTCGACCTGTCGAGCTGCACGATCACGTTGCCACGCGTGAAGGGCGACAAGCCGCACAGCGTGTCGATCGCGCCCGTGCTGCGGGCAGCTCTGGCGCGGACGCCGCCCAACCTGCGCAAAGGGCCAGTATTCGACGCGACGAATTACAAGCGGCGATGGCAGGGCGCCGTCAAATCGGCCGACCTGCGCGATTTCCGGTTTCACGATTTGCGCCACACCTTCGCGAGCTGGGCTCGGCAAAATGGCGCGGATCTCGCCGACATATGTGAGGCCCTAGATCACAGCAGCGTGGCGGTTACGCAGCGCTACGCCCACATCCAACCCGAGACGACGACAACTGCCTTTGACCGGGTTGCAGATCTGCTCGCGTCACAATCACGGTCACAATCGCGGAAAAAGCGGGCCTGA